CGCTCAGGATAATGCGATTATGATTCTCGAATCCTTGTGGTGGGCAGCAAGAGACTGGATCGCCGCCGCCCTTGACCTGGGGCAGGAGATACCGGAACCGGAGATGACAGCGTCCCCGATGGGGGGGTGTACAGATGATGAGCAAATACCGTTACCGGATGGATAACTTCAAAGTCCCGGATATGCCCGAGTCGCCGCCGGCGGTGGACGAGGACGACTATGACCGTATCATGCGGAACTCATGCAGGTATGACGCCATCGCCGCCACCAACACAGTGATCAGTCGCCTGGATGAAATAGACTGGTGTGGTGCCGATAGGCAGACCCAGGAGTACCTTGAAAAACTCCGAGAGTGCCTGGAAAACGATTTGGAGGACTAACCATATGATAAAATTTAAACTGTGGAAGACTGAACACCTCGCTGGGGATAACCCACCCTGGCACACTTACTGCCTCCTTAGACCAGAGATGCCAACTATCCAATTCACTGAAGATAAACTATTAACCCTCTTTCCGGACCTCGACCCTAAACTAATCCCCATAGCCCCTAACACCCTAAACGTAACTATAACCCTTAAGATAAGAAAGAAACAACCAAAAAAGGAGGCATGAAAAATGCTAATAGGTAAAACTTTCCACTTTGACTCAGCCCACTACCTTAAAGACCACCCTCACTGTGGCCACATCCATGGCCACACCTGGCAACTAACCGTTGCCCTTGAAGGGCCTATAGACCTAACCACAGGAATGGTCGCCGACTTCAAACGCCTCTCTAACCTAGTAAAAGAGCATATCCTAGACCGACTCGACCACACCCTTATAAACCAAAAACTAGGTTTAGACTACCCTACTTGTGAATACCTTGCTATCTGGATAGCAGAAACCCTAGCCCGAGTCATACCAGAGCCCATAACCAACGTACTAATTACCCTCCAAGAAGGCGAAGGGGGTTGGGCCCACTATGAACACACCATCCGCTAAACGCCAAAGAGAAGGCGTAATGCTCTGCTACCCCTTTGAACACTCTCGCCTCCTCAAGTGGCCCACTCCCTGGCTATTACAGCCCAAACTGGACGGAATCCGCTGCCTAGCCAAAATCCAAGATGGCCAAAGCACTTTAATCTCCTCCACCGGTCGGGAGATAACCTCCGCCCCCCACATCAACCGTGACCTGGATGAGATGCTCTTAAACGACATAACTCTAGACGGAGAACTCTACATCCATGGAATGTCCTTCCAGCAGATTAACTCTCGAGTGAGCCGCACCGTAAGTCCACATGAAGACAGTCACTCGGTAAGGTACCATATCTTCGACATCATCTCAGAGGAACCCCAACTTGAAAGACTAAAGCACTTAGATGAGCTAGACCTACCTACTAAAGTAACTACTTACGCCATCCATGACCAAGACAAGTTAGATATGCTAACTAAGCATATACTCGACTCTGGTTATGAGGGCACCATCTTACGCCACCCGCAGGGCCTGTACCTGCCGAAACGCTCCACCCAGATAATGAAATTTAAACCTAATAAAGCAGACATCTACCCCATAATCGGCACCCAGGAAGAACTCTCTATCCACGGCGTCCCCAAGAACTCCCTAGGCGCTTTAATCTGCCTCACAGACAACGTCCCCTTCCAAGTAGGCACAGGCTTTACCCGTGAAGAGCGTGAAACTCTCTGGAAAATCCGTGACTCTTTAATTGGCCGAAGAGTAAGAGTCCGCTACCAAGAACTAACAGATGGGCGCATTCCCCGCTTCCCTGTCTTTAGTAAAATCCTCTTTTAACAGGAACTAAAATGACTCAAACATCTCTCAAGGAGCGATTCCTTAAGTACCTGCAGGATAACTGCGTAGGTGTCTTCACCACCAAAGAAGCCCTGACCTGGTACAAAGAGAACAAGGCGAACCCCTTGCGGGTAGATTACTCAAACCTCTACACGGTAATCCTCCATCCTCTCATCCTAGATGATAGCATTAAACGCACCCTGACTAAGGGCATTTGGGAAGTATGCAGTACCTCAAGAAATCTAGACGCTCTCCAGATAGGAGACCTAGAAGACCAGGCAGATCCCACCGAACGGGAATTCCTGGAATATTTAAAATCTAAAGGAGTAACGTAACATGGCAGAAGTAAAAGCAACCAAAGAAGAAATCGAAGCTGGGTTAGCTCTCCTCCAAAAGAAGAAGGAATCTGACGCCAAACGAGCCGAGAAGATCGCCCGAGGCGAACTCAAGTCCGGCGTGCCGTACAAAGACCTGCCCCCTGAGGTCAAGGCAAAGTATCAAGAGCGGGACCGTCGCTACGCCACCCGGGTCAAGATCCTCCTGAGAAAGGCTAAAGAGGCGGGCATCGCTGTCTCCGATGCCGAAGTAGATGCCGAACTCGTCAAAAAGTAACCAACTCCTTTGGAAGAGAGACGATTCCAACACTTTCGTCTCTCTTCCAACTAGTGAGGCCAAAGAATTGTCTTTTCCCAAGCGACACTATACTGCTAGAGAGGTGAACCTTATGTCTCTCTGTTACCTAGCGAAGAAAGGTGACCCCGAGGCCACGGCCATCTTAAAGCATACCTTCCAACTCAAGGTCTATACTGAGCAGGAGATAACTCAGATCAACAGACTAATCTCCACCGGCATGACCTTAGACCAAGCAATAAAGGAGCTAAGTCATGCTTGACATAACCCTCTACTTCACCCGTGAGAGAGAAACGAAGAACACTGTCCGCTTTAAGGAAGATAGTCCTAAGGGAGTCCCGCCTGTAGTGGGTACTCTCTATGTCCGAAAGGAAGTCGCTAAAGGTGCTATGGAACTCCAAGTAACCATAAAGAGTAAAGAGGAGCCTAAATGAGCTTCATACTCCTCTATGGCAAACCCGGCACAGGAAAGACCACTATGGCCTGCACCATGGCAAAACTGGGCTATAAGGTTCACTTCATAGACGCTGACGGCAAAATCCCTCACATGGAGAACATCCGCCACCTTCTAGAGAGCAACCAGGTGACCTATGCTACCCTCCAGTCGAAACTACTCCCTTCAACCCTTCACAAGAAGGCCCTGACCCCTAAGCTGGCCCTGGCTAAGCAGCCTAAGGGCTACCTTGAGTTCGCCGACCTAATTGACAACCTCGAGGCCTTGAAAGAGAAGGGAGATCCACCCCCAGCGGACGTGCTCGTAGTAGACTCCCTCACCACGGTCATAGAGCACTTTAAGCGCCTAGTCATGCACATGAACATACCAGGGGATGTTAAGAGCTCTGCTAAGCTAGAGTTCGACCATTGGAACGCCCTACTCGCCAACCTGGAAGAGATCTTCATGACCCTGTCTTATCTCCATGGCTGGTTCCGACACATCATAGTCATCTGCCATGAGAGAACGGACACTGAGGGCACAGGTGACTCTTTCCGAGTCACAGGTATCCTCCCAGCCATCGAGGGCTCTATGCGGGACAAAGTTGGCAAGTACTTCGAAGAAGTCTATAACCTCCGGACCCGTCAGAAAGGTAAAGACGTCCTCTTCGAGTGCCTAACTAAACCTATAAACCTCTTCATGGCCCGCACCTCTCGAGACCTATCCACAGAGGTCGAAAGTGACTTCTCCGTAATCTTCAAAGGGGAAAAGTAACCATGGCTAATAAGATCCGCCTATCTAAGAGCCAATGTGAGACCTTTCTCCATTGTCGGGCCCAGTGGAACTTCGTCTACAACCTACGGATAGTCTCTAAGGGCAAATCCCATCCCCTAATGGTCGGAGACATGGTCCATCAGCTGCTTCAGAAGAAAGAAACCCAAGGCCTAACCGTAGAGGATTTCCAGGACTGCGACCTCCTTGTTAAGAAAGAATACCCCGACCTGGATGACGACGCCCAGCAAGCAGTGGCTGTCGAAGCCGCCCGCCTGGTCGCTGGGCACGTGGAGGCCTATCGGGAGGACCCAACCCGGGTAATAGGAACTGAGACCCACCTTGAGGTTGAACTAGAGGACTGTACGTTTTACTCTAGGGTGGACGCCATTGCCAGAACACAAGATGGGCGCCTATGGCGCTTAGAATATAAAACCACTAGCAAGATGGATAGTGCCTTCCTCTCTGGCCTTAAGGGAGACCTACAGACAGGCACTTCCCACTTCGTGCTTAAGGAGGTGCTTAAGGAAAAGATACACGGAACTATCTTCGACCTACTGGTTAAGACAAAGGTACCACAGTATTACCGCAGCCCTGTGCCTTACTCCCAAAGAGTAGTCGACCGGGCAATGGAAACTGTGCAGGGAGTCGCTCGCTCTATCAAACGGGGCGACCTCTACCCCTCATCTAAATGCTTCCCTTACAACCGGGAGTGTGAGTTCCGCACCCTGTGCGATGCTCCTGAGAGCCAGCGAGACCACCTAATTAAAACTTTCTACGAGGCAAAGAAAGTCTAGCGCAGGCCTAGCCTGCCGTAACTAAGCCCGTGGGCCCTTGGCCTACACAAGGAGAAAGCATGAAAATTACTATCCCGGATGATTTTGGCGATATTAAAGTCCTGCCTGAGGGTCCCTGCACCGCCATCCTCAGTGGCATCTTCCCTGGGACCAGCAAATCTAGGCAGCCCAAGCTCACCTTCAAGTGGACCATCAACAGTGAGATGTATGATGATCCTAAGGATGGAAGCACCGTTGGTGAGACCGTACTGGATACCTATAGTCTCCAGCCCCAGGCTTTATGGCGCCTCAATGAGGTTTATAAGGCGCAAACTGGAGAGAACCTGCCCCAAGGTGACTATGACATCGATGGCCTTGTCAAGATCCTTGAGGAGGAACTCCTGCATGAAGAGGCTAACCTCGAGCTCTTGACGGACCTCCATCCGGATACTAAGGCTGAGATGACCAAAGTTAACAAGATTACCTACTCTTAGGCCACTCTTAACCAAAACAGGGTAGCGGGTCTAACTCGCTACCCTATATCCACATTAGGAGAGCCCATGATAAAGAATATAAGTGCCTTTCTTGAGGACAACTCCCTCAAAGGCCCCGACTTTGATGACACTCCCATGCGGGTAGCTCGCTTCTGGAATGAATTCCTCTATCCAGAAGAACCTACAATGAGGACCTTCCCTAGTGATGCGACGGACATGGTGACTCTAAGCCCCTTCACAACTTGGGGCATGTGTCCTCACCACCTCCTGCCTGTGAGATACACCGTGCATATATCTTATAGGCCTGACGGGAAGGTACTGGGGATATCTAAACTGCCCCGAGTAGTCAAATGGCTTCTCCGAACCCTTCCCCTACAGGAAGACCTGCCCCACTTGATCTGCCAGTACATTATGACTGTGCTTGCTCCTAAGGAGGTAGCTGCCGTAGTAGAAGGTATGCACCTCTGTATGGTTATGCGAGGGGTCCGGGTCGAAGAAAATACTAAGTTAAAGACCTCCTTTACCATGAAGAGGACGATTTATGAAATACTCTATTAATGAGATCTTCTACTCTATCCAGGGAGAAGGCCGCTGGTCAGGGTTCCCAGCCATCTTTATACGCCTCTCAGGGTGCAACCTTGATTGTGCCTTCTGTGATACCACCCATAAAGAGAGTTATGAGATGGACGAAAGGGATATCCTTCAGAAAGTTAAGCAATACCCAACTAATAGGGTTGTCTTAACTGGGGGAGAACCTTTAATCCATGACCTAACTTCTCTCCTAAGTGCTCTACAGAGGGAAGGCTACTGGGTCCACTTAGAGACAAACGGAAGTATCTTAATCCGGGGGCACTACCGCTTTGCCTGGATAACCGTAAGTCCTAAGAAAGTTACCTTTGAGAAGGACATAGTTACTCACGCAGATGAAGTCAAAGTACTCTGCGGAATGCCTAACTGGTCGGTCATATGCTCCTTCGTCAAGGTCTTTTCTAGGCCAGATGCTCCCCTCTATGTAATGCCTGTCTACGGCCCCAACTTGGAGGAGAATACTAAGATAGCTATAGACTACGTTTTAAAGAATCCAAAGTGGGCTATCTGCCTACAACTTCACAAGATACTGGAGGTAAGATAACATGGAGTTAACAACACTTACTAAGACTACAGAGTATAGGTTCTCCACCCCCAATAAGGCAATGCTAGAAACTTTCGCCACCCCTTGGGGAGTTAAGGAAGTAAAACTCGAGCAGCTCGAATTTACCTCTCTCTGCCCTGTTACAGGCCAACCTGACTACGGCAAGGTAGAGATACATTACTCTCCCAAAACCTACTGCCTGGAGAGCAAATCCTTAAAGCTCTATCTTATGGCCTACAGAGGAGAAGGGGCCTTCTGTGAGGCCCTAGCTAGCCGTATAGCTGAGGACCTCCTGATAGTGTTAAGGCCCTACTGGATCTCTGTAGATGTAATTTTTAACTCCCGTGGGGGAGTAATAATCCAAGCAAAGGCCTATAGAGATGACTACTAAATTCTGCTTTGAAGTTCCCTTGCCACACTTAATGGACTTCCATCCTTACCAGGACTATATGTTCGCCTTAAGCTTCTTGTGCTCCCACCTAGAGTACATGGACTATTTAAAGTTCTGTAAGAGCGAAGGCCTATTTATGATTCTTGATAACTCCTTTAATGAGCTGGATCGGCCAGACGACCCCAAGCTACTGGGTGAGCTTTATCATGAGATCCATCCAGATCTGGTTATTGCTCCAGATGCTGACTACTGGAGCACGGAAGAGCTAATGGAGGCCTATGCAGAGACCTGCCACTACATACCTAAGGAGAAAGTCCTCTTAGTAGTTAGGTCTGACTCAGAGTACGACCTAGCAAAGACGGGGAAGATTCCTTACGCCATACCCTACGAGTTCAGGCCTTATATGCCAGATGAGGCCCTGTATAATGCTCACTTCCTTGGCTACTTAAACCCCCAAGAGATTGAGAAATACCAGCCCAGGACGTGTGATACCACTATGCCCACTAAGTTAGCCCTACTGGATAAGACCTATAGGGAGTGGCTTAAAGAGGGCTGTATACACTACCATAGTAATACCTTTCCAGAATCTCTATTGTTTAACCCTTTGACTGAGGAACAACTCCTTATAGCCTTCACTGTCACTGAGGAGATAAAAAGTGGGTTCAAACTTTAACCTATGTCTATGTGAGAGCTGCTCTCTTAACCACCCAGAGAGGGGAATAAATAAGATCCCCGCTTGGCTCACTGATCATCCTAAGTTCTCCATCCTAGGTAGACAGTGGAACGTCCTCCGTGTCGGCCAGGCACCAGGTGAGGTTGAGAATACTCTAAAGAGGCCCTTCTGTGGCCCTGCTGGTAAGATGCTCTGGCGATTGGACATGGAGGCTGGTCTTGAAAGAGACCGCCTGCCTATGACTAATATAGTGGCGTGCTGGCCCCCCGACGACCGTGCCCCCACGGGGAAAGAAATGGCTTGCTGTTATGGGCGTCTTAAGGACGAGATCCATCAGGCAAAGCCAGAACTCATGGTCGCTTTCGGGGGTCCGGCACTGTCTCACTTAACTGGCAAGTCAGGCATAGAAAGCCACCGGGGACAGTTCTTCGACCTCCTACCTGACTATGACTATCCCTGTAAAGTGCTGGCTTTGTACCATCCTAGCTTTATTATGAGGCAAAGGCACTGGATTGCTACGGCCGTAGAGGATCTTAAGTTAATCCAGTCCTTCTTCATAGACGGACCTAGGGTGGAGTATATGGACGAGATAGCACCAAAGATGTACTTAAACCCATCTGAGGGAGAGTTAAAGGAGTTCCTTTCTCGAGTTAAAAAAGAAGATGTTTTAATCTTTGACCTTGAGACTACGGGATTGAACCCTAGGCAAGACAAAGTCATTGGTCAGGCCTACTGCTTCAACCCCTATGAGGCCCTTAGTGTATGCCTAACTGAGGAGGATCCACGCTGGGAAGTAATAAAGCAGGTCCAAGAGGATAAGAGTGTTAAAAAGGGTGTGCAAAATGGGTCCTTCGATTACGGTATGCTCCGACCCCTGGGTATTAAGACAGAGAATATCTATTGGGATACGAGGCTTGCCGAGACCTTGATCCACCCAGACATGCCTAAGAACCTACAGGCCATGAGGGCCTATTATACGAACATCCCTCCTTATAAGCCAAGTAGTAAGGAGATGGCTAGTATACAGTCATGGCCTAAGGAGAAGATGATGAGGATGGGCTGTATGGACGTCCTCAGTACCTACGCTGTAATGCAGGGCCAGAAACCCCTACTAAGTGAGAAGGAGCATAAGCTTCAACAGGACCTATTACTTCCCTTAATAGAAGTTTTCTGCGAGATGGAAGGTCGGGGTATGAAAGTAAACGTGGATACCCTTGCCTCTATGTACGGCCGGGAATTCCCTAAGCTTGAGGAGTTAAGAGCTTCTATCGAAGAAGAGATAGGTATTAACCCAGCCTCCCCGAAGCAGATAAAGGAGAAGTATAACCTGCCCGATGCCCAGGAGGATACACTAACTTATCACATAAAGAGGAATGAATATGCCGACATCTTCCAAAAGATAATTAACTTTAGGAAGAAACAAAAGGGCCTATCGACCTACCTTAAAGGGATCTATGAACGCCTTGAGGATGGAAGGATCCACACTACCTATAAGATTGAAGGTACTGGAACTGGGCGACCTTCTTCAAGTGATCCCAACCTTGCAAACGTACCTGAGCCTTTTCGGGTTATTTATACTCCCGACGACCCTGACCATGTCTTTATTGAAACGGATTTCTCCCAGTTGGAACTTCGGGTGGGAGGACTCATAGCCCCTGAACCATTAATTCTGAGAGAGATGGCCGACGGTATAGATCCTCATGAGAGGACGAGGATTAAGATCTATGGAGAAGAAGAGAAGCCAAGGCAAAGACTCATCACGAAAGCTGTTGTCTTTGGAACGCTTTATGGACGCTCAGCAAGAAGTATTGCTATTGAGTTTGGTATTACAGTTGCTGAGGCAGAGCACATCCAATCTGTCTGCATCAATAGATACCCTGGATTCCTTGCCTATAAAAAGAGGTGTGAAAGACAGGTTCTGGATAATGGTGTCCTCGAGACTCCTTTTGGCCGCAGAAGGGTTGTTACTACTATCACGCAAGGCTATAACACGCCTATCCAGTCTACTGCAGCGGACGTCGGCTTGACTACTTTGCTTAGACTATACCGGGCTGGCTTTGACCTAAGAATAACTGTGTACGACTCCTTCCTGATTCATGCTAGGAGATCTGACTATAAGGAGGTAGTAAGAGAGATAAAAAAGGTGTGCGAGGAACCCTATGAGTTATTCCATGGCTACTTATTTCCTACTAAGTCCAAGTGGGGAGACAACTGGGCTGATCTGGAGGCTATATGAAGAAGAAGAAGGTAGTAGTTCAGGTATCTGGAGGTCTTGACTCTACTGTAGCTCTAGCATCCCTCCTTGCAGAAAATTGGGACTGCTATGGCCTAGGCTTTATCTATGGCCAGAGGCATCTAAAGGAAGTTAACCAAGCTGCTAGGATCTGTAAGCACTATGGCGTGCCTTTTGTCACCACGAGTGTTTCAATTCCCTCCAAGAGTGCCTTAATAGGCCCAGCGGGAGATCTTAATAGGGATAAGAATGGCCTACCTGGCAGCTTTGTCCCAGGGAGGAATATTGTCTTTACGGCACTAGCAGGGAGTTATGCCTATGATATACAGGCAGAGGCCATAGCAGGTGGATGGAACTACACTGACTACCCGGGGTATCCAGACTGCCGGCCTGCCTTTCTTATAAGTATGATGACTACTCTGAGGCACGGCCTAAACTGCCCAGAGTTTAGCATAGTCATGCCTGTAGTTAACATGACTAAGAAGCAGATAATACAGAGGGGCTTTGACCTTAAAGTGCCGTTTGAGCTGACTTGGTCATGCTATGAGGGGAGGGATAAGCCCTGTGGAGTATGCAGCTCCTGTAGGTTCCGTGCTGAAGGATTTAAAGAGCTGGGAATGAAAGATCCCCTTATGGAGTAACTTGTGTCTAATTATGACCCAACCCGTGAGATCATACCAACTAGGGGTTGGTTAGGGAGATACATAGAGTTGACAGATGGCCTGTCTGCTTGCCCCCGATTTCGCTTCTTTGCAGCACTGTGCTGTATGGGAGCGGCAGTTAATAACAAGTTAAGTATACAGAGGGGTACGACCGGCACTCTCTTCCCAAAGTTCTTCCCCAACCCCTGGGTCATACTCCTTGCCCCTCCAGGCCGGGGGTATAAAACGTCAACTATTAACATGGCCTGTAACGTGCTTCAAAGGGCCTGCCCAGATGTACGGATACTAGCAGATAAGATTACTCCAGAGGCTGTGGTTAATGCTCTGAGTGCTCCAAAGACGCCCAAGGACATGATAAGGATAGGCCCAAGGGATGCCACAGGGCTAATTAAAGCCCCTGAGTTAAGCGTCTTCTTCGGAAAGCAGCAGTATAATGTGTCCCTTGTCTCTCTAATAACTGACTTGTATGATTATAGGCCTAAGTGGAGCTCAGAGACTATAGGGAGGGGAAAAGATGAGTTAAGAAATAACTGCATCTCTATCCTAGGAGGGTCAACTCCCCAGTGGCTACAGCAGATGCTCCCCCAGGACTCCTTTACAGGAGGATTTATGAGCCGCTTTATCATAGTGGAGATGCCTGCTGCTTACTATCAGAGGAAGGCATTCCCAGTAGAGCCCGCCGAGAGTGATTGGAATACCCTAACTGATGGCCTAACAGAGATAGGGCATTATGAGGGGGATATAACTTGGACCGATTCTGCTAGGGATATCTACCAGGAGATCTATGAGGGCTATATCCCCACGGGAGAGCCTCAACTAGATGCTTATAAAGAAAGAGAGTCTGAACAACTGCTGAGGATGAGTATGCTCTTAGCTTTGAGCGAGGGGAGTACGACTATCGAAAGGAGTCACTTTATCACTTCAAGAGCTTTAATTAAGACCCTAGAGATTGAGACTAATACACGGATTGAGAGGTTATCTACTCACCCTAGGATGGCCCTAACCCAGGAGATTAAGGACCAGCTGTTGCTACATGGAGAGATGAGTGAGTCGGACCTCTTAAAGAAGGTCTATAGATACCTCTCCCTAGGAGAGCATCAATTCTATGAAGCTTTAAGTATATTAAGGAGGACTAAACAGCTTAAATTCAAGGGGAGTCCAAAGGAGGGGTATGTCTACAGTATAAGGAGGAAAGGAGAATGATTGACTACTATGAGTTAAAGAATAACCTATGTCTCTTTTTCAAGTTGGATTTTAACCAACCCCTATCAAGAGTTCTAGCTCAGTTAAGGCAGTCTGAGTACTCTATGAGGGAGATAGCTCAAGGGGCGATGGGAGAGGCTAGTGAGAGCTCTATTCGCCGCTTACTAAGGAGGTTTAAAATAAAATGAGCATACAGGAGATGCCTAAGGAGTGCTTAGATGCCTTTAAAGAGGTGTCGGAGATAGGAGTTAAGCAGGGCCACCGACCTGGGTCTTGGAGACAAGAACATCCCTTTAGTCATATACTCAAGGGAATAGGACACTTGATGGACTTCATGTTAGGCCGGGAGGAGGAGAAGCACCTCTACCATGGAATGTGGAGAATCTGCGCCGCTGTAGCTGTAGTTAAGAAGTTAAGAAGTTATAATGTGGTAGAGACAGCTCCTAATGAGGTCTCTATCAGATCTTATTAATCCTCTAACTCAGGGGTTTTTATTCCCTTCATGGCTTCACTCCACTTACGGATAATCTTCTCCCTCTCTTCTTGCGAGGCAGAGCGTCTGAACTCAGAGCGCATCTGCTGATTAGCCTCTGCCTCGTGTATCTTCTGCAAGGCCTGGTATCTTTTATAGGTCGCTGCTTCGTTTACGGGACTGACCCGGAAGCCAAACTGGGCTAGAGTTGCTTCCATAGGAGTGAGGGAGTCGGGCCGGTCATAGATAGCATCTTCTAGTACCTTCCAGTCATAATTCCCCGGTGCACCGCTTGGACTCCATACTTGCCAGAGGTAGCTTATAGTTTTCATAGCCTTAGTATCTGGAGCTTCCCAGTCATAATAAATAGGAGCGCCTGACGGCTTCTTATTCAAAGAAAGAGCTCCAAGGGTGCTAACTAGGGGACTCTGTACTAGGTTGGAGAGTGGATTCTTCGTATTGATATAGCTGTTTACTTCTTCAAAGCCAGGAATCAACCACCCAAAGTTCATCAAACGAAGGTTGCCATCTTCTCCTCTATATGGCATGGGGATTTGCCACCCACCTTGGAGCCTATCCGGCAGGTACTTAGAGAAGTTCTCCCACTCCTCAGAAGACATACCTAACTGGTTAAGGCCAAGGCCAGTTAGGCCCACACCTAAGCCAAGCCACTTACCTAACCTTAGGGGGTGCCTAATTGCTACCTCAGCCACCAACGGTAGGGCCTTACTCTGGAACGTAATGAAGGGAATACCAAAGGGGGAAGTTCTCACCTTTCGGATTAAGGGAGTGACCTCCCCATAGTTGAAAGTCCACTTCATAGCATCCATAGCAGCATCCACTCCCCTAAGACCCTGCTCTTTATTATGAAGGAACTTAGCTAGCTTAAACCAGTTCTCTTCCATAGAATACAGATTCCGGGCCGGAGCTGACATCCTATCAAAGAGATTTAAAAGCTTATCCATAGTCGTAGATCCATACTTAAGATGGGACTCTAGATTACCAAGCTCTTCTACGGAGAAGGTCTGCCCTAGGCCTACGTGTTTTCTAAATTCTTTCCACTCCTTTCCCTGATTCTTCATCTCCGATAGAGCCCTTCCATAGAGGTCCCACCGGTACCAAGGCATCCCTCCGAGGTCGTTTAAGACTAGGTTACCTATTAAGTTCCGCACATGGGCTGCAGGGCGCATAACCACCTTATTGGTCTTCCAGGGGGTGAGGAACCACTTCTGATACCAACCGTAGGCTTCATGCTTAAGTTTATCCATAGACTTAAGCTCTAGATGGAGGTCCTTATCTATAAACATTCCCTTGAGGGAGGGATGATCTGTCTTAACATACCCTGGACGGGGAGAGGAGACAACTGACCCAGGGAGTTTAATAAGATCAGAGATGATATGCTCCTCCGTAGCGAAGTTAGCTGCTTTAGCTATATCCACAGGGAGTTGATGATGGATGTTAAACATATCCTCAGCAAAGGCCTTAGTAGCTTTGGGTACTGCTGGATCCTGAATGAGGCCCCTTAGGGCAGTCTCTGCCTCCTTAAAACTCTTAGGATTAGTTATTGCCGTATCTAAGGCCTGTATATGCTGTAGGGTTATAGCTTCTGCCTTAGTACTATCTACTAAGGAGAGGGGCCCACGGACTAACTTAGATAGCTGTGTAGTGTAGGCCTCTTGGAACTTACCATAGGTATCTGCCACTACCTTGTCAGAGTATCTTTCGTATAGGTTTAAGACCTTAGTAGAGACTAAAGGATTACCCGCTTCGTCTACTACTGGCTTCCCGCTAAGGGCCTTAGTTAGGTCCCATCTCTCCTCAAAGGTAAGGCCTGCTTCTTTAACATCCCTTACGAAAGCAGATCCCTCCTCCTTCGTAAGAGATTGCATTACCCGACCTTTGCGGATAATGTCTGCTTCCATCTGCCTACCTGCCTCTGGGCTTTTCCTAAGTCTCTCTATAGCGGGCTGCAGGGCCTCCTGTATCCTAGTGAAGGTCTCACTCTTACCAGGGATAGTTGCTACGTCCCAGGCCTTCTCTCCCACCTGCTTAGCCGCTCGGGCTACAGGTAGGCCAGCGGAGCCGCCGGCAGCTCCAATACCTGCTAGAGCTACTATAGTCTTTGCTGAGCTAGAAAGGTCTTCAAGTCCCTTCTCACCTTTAAGATAGCCTTCTAGCTCGGAGAGGCTTGCTAGGCCTCCACCCATGCCAGCGCCTGCTCCAGCTCTAGGAAGGATCTTACCTGCTTTAAGTCCATGGATAAGGGGACGTGCTGCCTTGTCAAGTAGGCCAAAGAAGGCAGCATCTTCTGCTATCCTCTCTACAGGCCCAAGGTCCTTACCAGTTATCATCTCTCCATAGGACTCTCTATGAGTACCTAATTTAACCCCCGCTGCCTTTGCAGTTTCTTTAGCTGTTCCATACAAAGCGCCAGTTATTGCTCCAGTAGCTACAATACCAGCCCCTGGAGCAATCAAGTTAGTTAAAAGGCCTATACCAAGTAATAAGCCTAGATCTACACCCAGGTCTCCCCAGGTATTCTCTTTATGGCCTAAGCGTCCAGCATTAGTAAACTCTGGAGTCGTAGGGATTATCTTAATAGTGTCTTCATTCCAGAGCTCAGACTTCTTATTAAGCTCCTCTACAGACATAGGCTGAGGCTGAGGTTCAGGTGCCCATAACTGAGTAGGCAGCTGTTCTATGGGTTTAGCAGATGCTACTCCCTGAGGAGGCTTAGCTTGCTCTTCCCAAAGATTATCTGGAAGGGCCATACCCTTAGGGGCCTCTTTAGGGGGTGGTGCAGCTATAGCCTCACTAGGCCCTAAGAGATCTCCTACGCCTGCTAGGATATTACCTCCTGGAATAGGTGCTTCAGCTGACTGAACTATTGTGGCTTCAGTAGCTCCCATTGCTTGGGTCTTTTCTTTAGGCTTAGCTTGGCCTTTAATACGGGTGCTGGATTCCCTCATAAGCATAGGTACTATGAGCTCTTCAGCTTGGATCTGGCTAAGGGGAGTATCCGGAGACACACCTAGAGCCTTAGCATACTGCTGGATTATCTGCTCTGTTGGGTTCTCATGGGGTGGAGCAAACTTCTTTACGAAAGAGGCTAAGGTTAGGTTACGGGATTGGTCAAGACGAATCTGGTCAAGGCCTGCTAGATAGCCATCCTCCATAGTGGCAAACTTAGCGAACCGTTGCTTGCCACTCTTGGAGACAGGTTCTAGGGTAGCGCCGTACTTATCTTGATAGCTACCAGGGCGGTACTCTAGGTTAAGGGGATTGTTATTAGTCTTGGATCGGCCAGTAGTTCCCTCAAAGACAAGACCTAGGGGAGTAGTCTCTACTGTGAGAGGCCCACCGGGAGTATCTTCTAAGCGGAAAGAACTAGGCCAAAGTTCATCAGGTAAAGAGATAGGCATTACTCACCTCCATGGCTTTCTATCTGCTTCAAGAGGTTAGCCTCACGGGGATAGGACTTACTAAAGTTATACGGATTAGCCTTATACTTAGTGTAACAAGTGACGAACCAGTCCTTAGGAGTCTTATTAACCTTCTGAACGCCTTTAGCTTCCTCAAGACGGATCTTCCAGATCCTACCTGCTACGGAGCGGGCCCCACCCATCTCCTTCCAGATCTGCTCTGCTTCCACTACACTAGTCATTATATCCGATATGGTCTTCTCAGGCTTAACCTGGAGACCTTCTCCCTTAAGGAACTCCTCAGGAGAGACTCGGATATCTTCAGGAGTGAGGCCACGTCCTCTTAATAGGCCTTCTGCAGCTTCTTGCTTCTCTCCTCCTAAGACCTTAGAGATGGATCCTGTCTCTTGACTAGAGAGGGCAGGATTAAAGTTAATCCCTTTATAGGATATACTATTAAGGATATCCTCTGGCATAGGTGAAGCAGGTGGGGTGAACTGGATCTGCTTAATAGGCGGACCTAGAGGGCCTTGCATATAATCCGCAGGGTTGCTAAGGAGAGCCTCTCTACCTGCCGCTTGGGGCATATACTTCGGAGGACCAAATTCCGCTGTTCCTATGGGCTCTCTTATTACTTGCCTAAGGGAGGTCATATCCTGGGTAACGGGTGGTTCCATTCCCATAAGAGTATCTACTACTCGGGGAGATGGTGCGCCAACTTCTCCTGTCTGGCTAGCTATCCTCTCAGGGAGTAGGCCCCTCTGGGCTGCCACGGGTTCATCCAATAGGAGTCTCTTAAGGAGCCGATTCCACTGGGCCGAGGTAAGCTGGGTCTCAGCTCGTATGACAGGCGTTCCACGCTCTGCAGCTAACTCCGTAGGTGTCTTATACCCAGCTTCACGGAGATTACTTAGAAGGCCCTTACTTGCCTTTCTGAAGAGGCTATCTGAGATTCCCATCACATTGCTCCTGGGGGTTTTGGCTTAATTGTTCTCTTAGCTCTTTCTTCTATAGAAGCACTTATTTCTGGGAGCCAATAAGGCCTCTTCTGCTTAAGGACTTCGACTATCTTCCTTGCTCCAGTAGCATCCTTAGCTTCAAGGGCAGTGGCTAGCCAGAGAGTAACTAGAGGCTTATCTGTCTCCGCAAGGTGGACACGGTCAAAGGAGTTAGCCATATTATCTATCATTTGTTTCTCAAGATTAGGGTCTACTACTGCCCCAAACTTTTGCCGCATGCCCTGAATAGAAGTCATGTGATTTCTAAGACCCGCTTCTGTATTCTTAGACAGCTGTTCCGGACCCCCAATACCCAGATATGTAGAAGTCTTAGTAGGAGCTATAGCTTGAAGTTGCTGGCTTACCATAGAGTTATAGGAAGACGCAGCTCCTGTTGCCAAAGAAGGGTCGTTCTTATTAAGTTGCTTAACAGAGTCTATGTGTCGCTGGACGAAGTTACCATAGTTCTGGATCATATCTCCCTTCATCTTTGGGTCTTGCTGAGCGAAGATGTCTCGGGTCGTGGCCACATCCATAGCCTTAGCACTACTAAGTTCATTCTTTAGCATGTCCGCTATTTTCTCATCCTGAGGACTCTTCTCAGCCTGTGCTGCAGCAAGTTGGTGCTTAGCCGCTGCCCTCTTATACTCAGCGTCAGCACTTAGAGAGTCTGCCTGAGGCCCTGCGAGGAGGCGGGAGGTATCCGCAACTGCCTGCTGGTGGTTAGCCGCTGCCTTCCTGTAATCAGTCTCAGAGAGAATACCCTGCCTTGCTTCTTGTGGGGCAATAGACCATTGGTTAGGAGCATGTATGTTCTTGGCAAAGTTAGCTGCCATCTCCGGCCCAAAGGCTCCTGCTGCGAAGGCCTGAGGAGCCTGACCGTACATCTCTTTGGCCTGCACCTCTTGCCTAATAGGTAGGTAGCGATTCTGCTGCATCCCTTCGTCCCAATAGACATGAGGTGATCCAGACCTTTTAAATTTCTCTAGTTCCTTCTGTACCTCAGGGAGTTGATAGAAGCCTTCTCTCTTCTCTGGAGGCATCTGTAATTCTACCATCTCCCGGCCTTGCTTAGCTAGGTCTCTCTTAGTAGATGGAGGCTGGTAGAGATCAAGGGCCTCGAGAGTACTTAAGATCCCTGGGATACTAACCCCTATATTAGTGCCAAAGTCAGATCTGGAGGCTGTATGTATAGAGGGGAGGCCTGGAGCTCCACCTCCTCCAAGCATTCCTACACGGCCTCCTCCTGGTGCTGTCTGAGGCCTAGATTTTGCTATCATTTGAGCAAGGAGTGTGTTATAGTCTCCACTCTTACCTGGTTGAAATCCTGAGAAAGCCATCTCTTAATCCTCCTAAAGCCTAAAGCCCAAAGATAGAAGCAATACTTTTAGATAGTTGTGCCAACCCTCCTGGCCCATTCCATGGTTGCCACATTCCGGTCATAGAGCCAAGGTCACTTAGAGTACTAGAGACACCACCTAAGCCCATACCCCCACCACCCATCTCAGGAGGTGCCGTAGCACCATAGCCACTCATATCCTGGATACCCTGACCCCCTATAAATCCAATTTTGCGCTGTGTAGGGCCCCTTTGGAGAAGCATCCTTTGCCTTGCCTCTGCTATCATCTTAGCTAGCAGATTTTGATACCCTGTATCCATTACACTCTCCTATTTACCCAGAATACCAAAACTAAACCCACTGGAAGATCCACTAGACTTTGACCCGGACTCCTGACCGTAGGTAAAGGGCTGTAGGCCAAGGTATTGGAAGGCCAGCTGGATCATGGGGTTATACTGGACGGGAGTAACTCCATCCACGGTCTCACCCATGAGCCAACGCTGGAAGTTAGCAGCAACCTCTTCCTGTTTTATCATACGGGCGTACTCCCCTGCAGTACCTGCGGACTCAAGTGCTCCAGATACTGCAGGTAGGGCAGTTGCCGCTATATTATTAGCTCCTGCCATCTGAGCCTGCCAGTTCATCAACTGATTTTGATACATGAGTTCTGTTGCCTTACTCTGCTCCTGTAGTGTCTCATTTGCTGCTACTCCAGCCTCGGCAAGTGCACGCTCCCGCCCCCAGTACCCAGGGCCTGCGAAGGCTTCTCTTGCAGCAGGTTTAGCTACTGTCTCATAAGACTGCCTCATAAGAGGTAGAAGAGACTTACTAAAGTAGTCAGAGGAAGCCTCTGGGCTTATAAACGGAGTGTTCTTCCCTGTCAAGACGTTCTCAAGTGCAGCCTGCGAGGTTGGAGCACTCCCTCCATACGCCTTAACTAGGTCGAAGTAGTTCTGTTCTTCTCCCTGCCTAGGTGTATAGAGTTGCTGAGGATAGGCCGGGATCTCCTCTCCCAAGTAAGGAGCTATAATAGAAGAGTATAACCCTTCTGCTATGTTCTTTTGGTTAACATCCCATAGGTCTAACCTAGTTGGCTTAGACCAACTACTTCCCGATTGACTACTCCCAGATTTTCCAAAACTTACCATTATATCACCTCTATAACCCTAGTGTCTACTAGTCTTACTATGCCTTCAAGTTTCCTTAGCCATACTCTCCACTGGTTAGACTCCCAATAACATCTAGCCGCCTGCAACTCTGAGGCATATAGCCTAATTTGGTATAAAAGGTTACGCATTATCTCCCCACCTACTTTCCATGAGGTTGGATAGGAACTACTTCTGAGGACTCTAAAGTGCCTTTCTAGGGGATCCCAAGTTCCCCAAGACACTACCATAAGTTTACTATCTTTATACCCTAGTATATTCCAGTAGCAGGATAGGGTGTTATAAAGCTTACAGGCCTGTAGATAGTCCTTATAAGTATAGTCTTTATCCTTAAGAGCTAGGATAAAGCCCTCGGGAACGCACTCAAAGGGAGCGTTCCGGACATAAATTAAGTCACTATACTTAGTGCTCTCTTTCTCTCCAACACCCATGGTTCTATCCACCTAATATCTAGCTGTGTAGCAGTAGAAGTTATCCTTACTCTTACCATCTGTGTCACTTCATTCATATAGAGGACACATTCTGAGAATACTGCTGAGTATAGGAACTCGTGGGGAGTACTCCAAGTAGCCCCTCCATCCATAGAGTAACTAGCAAAGAAAGGTCCACCCCTAGCCTCTATGTGTACCTCAACTATACGCATCCCTGCAGCGAGACGAGTTCCTTCTACTGGAAGTATCCAATCCTTAGTCTCAAAGTTGAAGGTATCCCCAGAAGTAGTCAGTCTATCATCCTCGTAGACGTATCCAAGGCTATCTCCCATTAGGGTAGTTGGTGCCCCAGAAGCTAGGACCCGGGAGACCCAATCCCCTACGTAGTTTTCCCAAGTAGCGGTTTGATCCTTCCAGGCACCTCCTGACTCCACTTGGTAGTAACCAAAGGCAGTAACCTCCTGGGGCCGCTTAACCCAACTCTTATAAAGAAAGTTGTATTTAAGTACAGTGTCAGGTATCTCCCCTACAGTAGGTATGGACATCCAAAGCTCATCTAGCTCTTCTATGTAAGCTACTCGGGTACAGTACACCTTAGACAGGTTAAATATCCTAGTCTCTGTAGGGTAAAGTAATTGATAAATAAGATCTGATATAGTCTTAAGATTATATAAGTCATAAGTATATACCCCATCCGTGCTTAAGAAAACTACCTTATCTCTAAGAGCTAGGATAGACTGGCCTGTAGTAGCACCAACTGTAGCTACTAGGAGAGCTGGAGTAAAGACTGTAGTCCCCCCTACATAGACAAGTTCCCAAATAGAACTTTCTTTAAAGACTAAAAGGCGGCCTTTAAAGAGACAGAGGCCCAGAATCCAATCTGGAGTCTCACTAAGATCTACAAAGCCCGATCCAGCACCTATATAGTCTTCTATATCACCTGCTACTGACCACCTCACTCTAGTAGGGTTAGCAAACCCATCCTCAGTGCATTGAGCTAGGATTAACCTGCTCTTAAAGGGTATAATATACTTACCTCTAAGGCTTCCCCCTGTAGCAAGAATGTTTAAAGTACAGTTACTTCCATTTGCTGAGGCTGTAGTAGCTAGTCCATTAGCAGCAGCATAATTAGCTCCTCTATTTAAAAGAGTAACGCCTGTTACTACTCCGTTGGCTACAGAGTCTACTCTAGCCGTAGCATTATTAGCTGAGTTAGCCTGCTGTATAGTTAAGATCTCATTAGCCACATAGTTAGCTCCACCCGCCCCTAATTGAATAGTTCCTACAGCATTAGCCATACCTCCAAGGAGGGCAAAGTTACTAGCATCCCACTTATAGATAGGGTCTATCCCGTTAGTTATAAGGAAGAGATCTTGTCCGTTAGCATCTAAAGCTACCGTAGTATAGAAGTTATTATTAGCTGCTCCAGTAAAAGGAACAGTATTAAGTACCTTGAAAGATCCATCAGATTGGAGACTGTAGGTCCACTTAGGAGTGTTAAACAAGGTGTAAGTAGTCCCTAGGTAAGTAGGGAAGGAGTCTATGTGCATCAAGTAGTCATCTAAGTGGTTAGCCGTCTGAAGCGCAATCCTTCTAACTCCTAGAAAGGCACTATTACCATGGTTATTAGCAAACTTAAAGGAATAATACCTATAAGGAGTATTCGCATTAGCTATAGTAATATACTTTGGGTCAGGAAGATTAGCATTAGCATGCTGGCTTAATTCATTAGCACTTAACCCTGTGATCTGGGTCCAGTTAGCATCATTAGCATAGGTCAGGTCGGCAAAGGCATTAGCATCGTTACTTCCCCAAAGGGTAAGGGCCTTAGCTCCTATATCAAGAGCAATCCCAGCAGCATGATAATTCTCATAATAAACCCGTCCTATGATTTCTGGCGAACCTAAGTCTATATGGAACCTCTGAGAAGCGTTTGCGTTAGCCGCCCAGGCATTACCCTGAGCAGCTCCAACAAGAGACTTACTAGGATCTGTAGCATTGAATGGGTCATAGAGAGCTACATTCGAAGTAGCCTTTACATAATTAGCACTATGAGCTGAGGGATACTGAGACACCTCATTACTAAAAAGCCTCCTACCTACGTCCTTCTTAACCATCCCCCGGTCGAAGCGAACACAGGCCAGGTTAGGCGAGGCAGTTTCTGCTATAAGGATAGGATCCATAGAGTAATCCAATCCAGATACTAACATTAAAGCTCGAAAAGGTTTCTTACCCATTTCAACCCCTATGGAAGAGCGTCTATCTGGCTCTGTAAGTCCTCATCTACCGCTACTAGAGAGTCTATGTCAACTCTTATATCTCTAAGGAAGGCATCAAGAGAGGCAGTTATATCATGCATCCAAGTCTTGATAGACTCCTCACTTATAACCGTGGGTAGAGAGGGAAAGGTAAAGGTTAACTGGGTCCTAATCTCCATCACTTACTCCTAAGAAAGCTGAGTAATCTCCACCTGCTGGTAGACTTCATTAGCTCCAAAGTTAGCAGCTTGGCCTAAGCCTGTTCCAGTCCGGGAGGTAGAGACTCTATACTGTAGCCGCATCTCCGAAGAGTTAGCTAAGACCTGAGACCCTACTAAGTGAGAAACTTGAGTAACATCTACCCCTCCTTCTCTACACACCGAACCATAAATAAAAGAGTTAGCTGTTACATTCTTTAACCTTATCTGGCTTAGTCCAACATTCTGGAAGGGAGCGGTAGCCCTAAAAAGGTAGGTCCCAGCGGCTAAGGTAAAGGCTGGGAGACTTGAACTATCTACTATATTAGATGAGTCCTCCTGCTCCACATTTAAGGGAATATCGTACCAATCTCCACTTACTACATTTCCTCCATTAACCCCCGGGTCCTTCCTATTCTGTAGAACTGCTATCTTATAAGTCCAGGCAGGGACTACAGATACGGCATAAGCTGGATTAATCAATACCCACTTGTCCAACCCACTATCATACCTAAGAAGGAGGACAGCATTAGCTCCTGGAATATCTCCAGCTACTAGGGCCTGATTACTCCCCTTAACTATAGTCTTAGCAGTAAGCCCATTAGGGGAGAAGGTCGGCGTAGTAGTTACATTAGCTCCCGCTGCTATGACACAAATTAGGGTATTATTAGTTAGTACAGTTAAGGCGGGTGAGAAAGTAGCCGTGATAGCATCTACAGTCCCTCCACCCGTGGCAGATAAAAGAGCAGGGAGTAATACCCAGGCAGCTCCTGTATAGCGACTGAACTGTCCTGTGTCCGTGTTATAGGCAAAGGCCCCTGCAGACATCCCAGTTAAGGCAGCTATCTGCGCCGTAGTACCTGAGTACACACAACTAACCTTACCTGGGTCATGCTTCCCATTTGCCTTAAAGGTATGCTCGACCTCTAGCCTTTCACTAATAGCTAATTTTAACTCTCTTATCTCCGAAGCTCCATATTTAAGTTCATCAGAGTCCGCAGGTGAAGCCTCAAAGGCAGAGTCCCAAGTGTAAGTTGGCATCTTTAATCTCCTTTAACCCAGGGGTTTAACCAATAGTCTCCAGACAGAACCTGTATATTAGGACAGAATGGCCTAGCTACCATCAGAGCGTCTGGCCTGGACCTCTGCTCAGAAAGGCCAGCACCTAATAGGGATATAGCTCTCTGTGTCCACCCAGTCATTGCCCCACCCTCTAAGATAGCTAGAGCTATTTCAGACCCCAAGGCAACTATTATATCATCCATGTCTACATAGGGAGTCTCATCAGTATCTTCTTCCAAAACAGCAGGCCACTGGGAGTGGGTGATATACAAAGACTTAGCTTCATCTGGAATAGGGTGTAAGTCAATATACATCCCCCTCCTTAAGTAATAAAGGGGCTTAGCCGTACTAGTTTGCTCTGGATAGGGAATAGCCTGGTCAAAGTTCCTAACATCTACCCAAATAAGCTTACGGGAGTTAGACTCGTCCATGTAGCGGATACTGTAAATATCCTTAGGCCTAACTAAAGCTAGGTCCGAAGTAATATGATAGGACTTTTGACTAACTACAGTAGCAGCATGGGTAGTGTCTAACACTATAAGCTCATCAAAGTCCTGAACTCGGGCTATTGCTCTTTGCGCTTGGTTAATAGCCTCTCCCACAGCTATATCTGCCTCACCATCAGACCTTTTTATAGCTAGGAAGACTAACCTCTTTAACTCTCTAAAGGTAGTCATTACTTCCCTCCCTTAGCCTGTAGCATAGTTAAATCAAAGTAAGCCTGGGCTCCCTCTATTATATCCCTCTCTTTAGCTCCCATAGTCAACGGAGCGCCTATTGTTTCAGCAATCTTCATCCAAGCACCAGCTGACTCCGCCTCTTCAAAGGCTGCCTGGGTAAGCATAGTTGCCCAAGATACTAAAGTAGAGTCATATCCACTAAAGGGAATAGGATCCGTAGGTTGTGCTAAGGTAGAAGGGAGTAGGGAGCAGCTCATAGACAAAGCCTTATTAGCCGTTGGTGCGGCCCTTAGGAAGAGCTTATCCCCGAACATACTCCAGTACTTAGTACTTGTTAAGGAGGAAGGGACTATAACGTCCAGCTTATCATAGGGAATAAAGCCTAACTGAATCCCATCCGTATCATTACTGAGGAGGTGAATAGCTATCCAGTTGACTGAGCTAATATCTAAATAACTAGACCCCCCAACGTAGGTAAGAGGAGTAATAGACTTTAACTCAGGTGGTTTAAAGATTAAGGAAGCTAGAATGATAGCATAGTTAATTGCTACCTGGATTACAGTAACTGCTATGCTATCATTCCTCCCTCCAATAGAAGTTTCAACCAACCCTTGTAGGTCCTGAAACTGGCTCATCCTCTTCTCCTATTACAGCTCCTGATGATAGTCCGTAAGTACATCTCCTATCTGCCTTAGATAGGCACTTACTATCTGATGGTTAAAATACGTACAAGATGAGAGGTTGATCCGAGTAAACCCATGGGCCGGCCAGGTCGAGATTATCAACCACGACTCGGTTAAAGGCGAATACACTTGCACTCCCTCACCCCCCTTGCCGTCCCCTGTAGGATAGTGGTGCACATCCGGGGGGCCGTCCGGAGTCATACCAACCAGTGTGATCAAGTCCCTGGAAAGATTGAGCACCCCCTGTAAATTTGGGACTGCCATGATACGCCAGCCTGATTGCCACTCGTGTTCGCCCAGATTCGTCAGATTCGTCAAGAGCATTCATAGGTCCCTCCTTTATTTCAACCCCAACTCTGCCTTAGCTCCTTGTGCCTTCTCCAATGCTGTCTGCGCCATGTTAAGTTCAGCTACTGAGGGACAGGTCAAGTCATAGGACAACTTACCCAGAACGTCCAGCGCAGCGTCCACAAGAGCTACTTTACCCAGAATATCAGGGTTAGCCGTTTGCCCTGCCAAGGACGCCACAAGAGGGTATCCAATTTGGGCAATTTGGAGTGCTGACCTGATCCGAGCCTTAATCGCTGGCCCCTGTTCGCAGACCTTTCCCCAAGTGGCACAACCTGTTAGCATCACCATTGTTAGAACTGTAATCAAAACCTTTTTCATGCTCCCCTCCTTTTTGATAGTTCGCAATTAAAGCACCACCAATCGACTTCCTTGAATACCGGCTTATGCTCAGGGTCCATACGCTGGCCACACTTAGAGCATAACATGGGAACCCTACCCTGAGGTGAGACCGCAAAGGTGAGGTCCACAGCCTGCCCTCCAATAGGGAAACGGAAGGGAGCGCCGGGGTAAAGAACGGTTTTCATTACTGCTCCCTGGTGCCGCCAGTAACATTGTTATCCTTGGCCATAATACCCAAAAGCAGGGGGCCTATGATAACCAATATCTGGCCGATAGCTTTTAACGTAGCGTCTTCCTGTTGACTAAGGGCTGCACCTAAAGCCGTGGCCATGCCTGCAAAAGTGGTCATCCAGTTTTTAAACACATTACACCTCCTCCGGCACCCGATACCCGAGCACCCGTTCAACTGGGAACCAGGCGTAACTAACCCTATCAGCCTGATTCCCCCCCAAAAGTTTAACCCGGTAATCATCCCAGTCATCCAGGAATCCAACATGGCCAAAGTTGGCTCCACGTTCTAGAATGACCACACACCCCTTCCATTCGGCTTCCACGTCCGATTCCGGCTCCCGTCCCCAATTCAGCCAGGACCTTGCCCAGGCACTCCGGGTCCCCTCAATCCCGGCCTGCTCCATGCACCAGTTGACGAAGGCAGAGCACCAGGGGGTCTCGTCGTTCTCATTCTCCGGCGATCCCAAAGAGGTCGATTCCAGATACTCTACAATCCGAGGATTGTCCCCTGCGCCCGGAACCTCAGCCACGCCAAGTTCATGTTCGGCAATCTTGAACCAAGGGATTTTATTCACAGCTTCTTCTCCACATCAGGTGGGATAAGGCCAGCGTTCCACCGAACCCTTGCCCCCTGTAAAAGCAGATCAAGTTTACCTTTCATTTCTCCGATATTTAATGAGACTCCATTCACCTTTCCATTAATGTCCTCTAAAAAGTTGCGCAAGTTTTTCCTGTCTCTTAATGATTCCCCCATGAACTCTTGGAGTTTTGGATGGTCAGATGAAAAGGGGCAGGACTCCATGGCTGTCTCTTCCCTAATAAACTTCTTGCCCCATTTCGCTAGGCCAAGTACCATTACACCTCCACCTACCGCCAGCCCTATACCCAAAGCCGCTATCATTTTAAGCAAAACATATTCATCCATCTTATCACCTCCCCTTAATAATAACTGCGCATACTCATCCCAGACACTGCCCCGTTATAGGAGCCGAATTGCCGAAACGAGGGTATGGCAATCCAGATTTTCCCCGATGAGGCTGTGCTGCTTATAATGCCCAACTTCCGCAGCCCCCACGCATCAACCGGAGCCCACCGAGAGTAGGAAAACGAGCGCCAGGCGCTATCCCCGGCAATGGGTACAGATTTAGCCACGTTTGGGTCCGATGTAGACCCACAGGCGACATTGACCACCTGGGCCGTGTCTGACCGGTAGAAGAACTGCAGCACTGGCCATTGAGTCCCAACCGCAGAAGCATTAAAGAAGTCATCAAAAGTAATCGAAGGTGACGCCCCAGTCCATTCAATACGATAGGTGGGATGACCGTTATAGGTAACCGTCTCATCCTTAGTAAGAGTGGCATTGGTGGCGGTAATGCTAGCCACATTGAACAGGCCCATCATAGAATTAGAAGAGCACGTTTCTTCTAATTCTCCCCTGCCGGGGCTATATCCAATAAACTCTGCCGGCTGGATTGTAAAAGGGTAGACCGCGCTATCCACAACCTTGGCGACTGGAGAACTTCCAGAAGTTAGGATTGCATAGGCCCCATCTTTTGAAGCCAGCCTCTTTATCTCAATGCTATGGCAGCTTGTGGCTATAGTGTTGCCTGTATTGGTAGTTTTATAAAATCCCTTGTAAGTGCCGCCGGCTCCCGCCCAATGGTGAGTGCATTGATCGAACAGGATATTGTAACAGTCTGTCATGTAGACAGCATCGGTAGCGGTAAGGTTCGATGTGCTCCAGCCAAATCCGGTTCTTTTTATCTCCCCGTTGGTGCAGGTGGTGAGCCGCATAATGGGATTGTCAGCATTTACATTCGCCCCACCTTCAATGTAACAGTTGTCTATCAGGAATCGATAAATACCGTTCATCTTAATGGCTTCAGCCCCAGGCACCTCAAAAATGCAGTTTGTTATAGAGTAATTCCCTGCATTGCCGCCAGAGACCGAAGAATCAATATCAATAGCCGCCCCAGTATTTGCATTAAACAGACACCGATTAATATACCAGCAATTAGAAACGTGCGAGCTATTGGTAGTAAATTCCTTGATGCCGGTTCCACCGTTAAAGAACTCGCAATCTTCAATGGTTACTCCGATACTATACAGTCCATAAACGCTGGAGGCGAAATTATTAAACCGGCAGTTATATATCTTGATGTTTGCTGAGGTGTTGGCAGCACCGAAGGCTATTCCATATCCAGCATCTCCCGCCGCACCGGAAAAGTAGAAATCCGAAATCCTGACCATAGAATTGATAGCCGGGATGGACAGGACATTATTTGTGGTGGCCTGGACAAAAGTTGAGTTATTCCCTTTGATGTGAATGAAGAAAGGATCGGATGCCGAGCTTACCGTTATTTCCTCAACTGAATACTTGGCTTTACTGGTGGCTTCAACCGTGAAGTACCCAAAAGTGCTGCTTGCGCTAGCCACAACCGTGTTAAAACATCTCTGCCATGCGTCAGTATCATCGGTTGTGCCATCACCAGTAGCTCCCCACCAGGCGGGAAATATTGAAGTTTGATTAGACGTGCTGGCAAACTTAACTATCCCCGTCCCAGCGCATGAAAATACCGTATATGGACCAGCATCTAAATGCCCATTGATGGTAAAGGTTGTTCCATTAGGAACAACTATAGGATAACCAGTGAGAACGACAAGGTTCACTCCGGCTGGCAAGGTGCGGCTTACAGTCAGGGAGCGGGCAGTTAGGTCAGCCGACGATCCCACCAAGATAGATGTTCCCGCTACAGGGACCGCATTCAGAATATCATCCAATTTGTTAGTCCCGGTCACTACTACGTCATACCAAGGCACACCTCCAGCACCTAATGCGCCTATCTGGGTCTGAAGTGAGGATGTAACCCCAGATAAATACCCAACCTCAGCAGGTGTTGGATTAATAGGAGTGCCTGCTGGAGCACTTCTACGAGAAATAGCAGGCTGCCCAAAAGCCAGGCTATTACATAAAAGAATAGTTATCAATAACCATAAGTATCTCATAGCTCTCTCCTACCTCTTTAAATAGGAAACACTTAAAATGCCAGAGTTGGCCCCAGTACGGATAGCCCTAAACCCCCTTATCTGGTCCAGATTCTCTAATGCGGTCAAATCCCCTACACCTAGAATATGCCCCTCATTGGCAGTAGGAGTTGAGCCATCTAGCCAGAACCGCACCTCTCCTGCCTCGTTAGTAATTAATGCCCTTGCCTCCTTAGCACCATTTGCCGTATAGGTAGATGAAGTAAGAGACGTAACGGTATTAGCAACAGTTACTATCTCTTTAGCATAAGGACTAGCAGTACCTATAGTAACTTGCATCTTCCTTCCTCCTTATTACTGTACTCCTTCCCTAAGAGGAGTGTAGTAAACTATGGCGGAACCCCCACCTAAAGACAGATAGAGCCCATTCCTACAAACAACTGGATGGGCGTGAGAATGCCCCTCCATCTCTTTATTAGCATCCGTTGTATAATCCTCTACAGCAACTCCAGTAGCAGTAAGTGCATCATAAATAGTTACCTGAAAAGAGGCCTTTCCATTATCACAAGTAAATCCAAAGTAGAAACAAGCACCGGTGTATATAATACCACTTCCGGTTTGTTTCCCCGAGCTTAATTTCTTCCAGGCCATTATTAACCTCCTAGGATAGCTCTATCAAACTCAAAGCCACGAGGGACCGACGGGGCAGAAGCTGGGAATAGCCACCCTGAGTCCTGGCCCCGGTTCCAGTATTTTACTCCCCGGTTATCCTCAAGGAGCAGGCCAGAGAACGCTTGCCCTCTGTTCCAATACTTTTCCGTCCCGGCCATCTACGCAACGCTCCAGTCGTCTACGTTAATCCAGCCAGCAGTGCCGTCACAGTCAACACATACTTCCACCACGCCGTCAGCCGATATGGTGATGCTCGCCCCGGAGAGTGAACCGGATAGTTGGGTGAACGTGCCTGGCCCAACATCCACATCAACCGCCCCTGCAAAGGTAGCCAGGACCGTGTCAGTCAGTATCCCGATCTCCGGGTTAGCCAACGCAATCAAGCGGGGTTGATTGCCATCATAGGCTGCACTCTTGCGTAGGTAAACCGACACCGTGGCATCCCCAGCAGAGTCAATGGCGAACTGCTTCTTATCTGATTGGAGCTTGGGAGAGATGCAACGCCATTGAACGGGAGCGTCCGGGGCGGCAGGAATGTCCCATACCATAGAGCCGATGGTAGTCGGCCATGTTGGTTCCGCTGCCGCCGTCTTACCCGCTTGTTGCGCTATATAGTAATAGCCATTCGGTGTGGCTGGTTGCACTTTGTTCCCTGCCGATTTGCTGGTCGCCGCAGCCCAAGTCGCCACCGCAGGCGAAGCCGGGGTCAACCTCTGGCTCGGACTGGCGGTACGGTAGTAAGTTGCGTCAGGGATGATGGTGCCGTTGGGGTACCAGGACTTCTGGCCGGGGGCGGCTACGGTGCCGACGCCGGAGATGCCGTTGTGTTTAGATGACCTGACCCATTGGGCTGTATTAGTTCCAGTAACATAAACTGGAGTAGTACCATTCAATACACTATTAATTAAACTAATCTGTGATGCCATTCCCGACGATGCTATTATACTATATGTCGGGACTGCAAAATAATTTATAGCTGCTAATCCTGATGTGAGATCAATAAAAGTTGCCTGATAAGCACTAGAGGTTGCAATATCTTGGGTAGTACTGAATACCGAATCACTACTTAATAACCATGATTTAAATACTCCATACCCCCTTGTTAATGATAGATTATATGTACTATTGCCAAAACCTGCTACATTATGAATAAAGTTATTAAACATCCCCAGTGCTATCCCTACTCCCGTGTTTCTATATGATTTCAATCCAACTGCATATATTCCAACAAAGTCCGATAATGCTACAGTAAATCCAACACCGCCGCAACTATGGATAGTATTGTTTGTATATAGCCCTCCACCAGCTGCTCCTGTCCCTTCATTATAAGTAATCCCGATCGCTCTCGCCCCCACCACCGTGTTGTTGGTGACTGTGCCGCCGATGTCATAAAGGTTGATGCCGTAGCAGGATGCCACTGCGGCGTACATCACAATGTTGTTGTCTATGGTCCAGTTGGTGCCGGTGGTGGCTACGCTCACACTGATGGCATGGTTGGCAGTTACGGCGGCAACATTCCATAGTACGCTATTGTTAACTGACCAATTATTATGTGCCGAGCCAGCTACGTAAATTCCACCATCTTCAAAGTCGTGGAAAGAGCAGCGATTCAGATTACACGACCCAGTGGTGGTGTTAATAACCACCCCATATTTATCCGTTGCCGCCTCGCCCATGTAAGCAAACTCTGTCCAGTCAACATCCACGGTGGCAGTGGTGGCGAATACGACGTAGCCAACATAGGTGGTCCCGTATCCCGTAATCAGCACGTTCCTGGTCAGGTTGATGACCTCAGCTTTACAGGGATTGCCGATACCGAACTGTTTGCTGGTTAGGTCGCCGCCAGGGTTAGATCCAGCTGTGAGGGTGAGAGTGGTACTGCTTTTAACCTCGTCAACAGTGTAATAAACACCGTCCAGATACAGTTGCAGGGCAGTGCCGTCCGCAAGGGGAGATATGGGCACAAGGTTCCCGGCGGATATAAACGGCAGACCAGAAGCCCGAGTCAACAACCGTTCAGAGGTGCCCCCGGTGTGGTCATAACTGGCGATGCCGCCGTTCATCGCTACGCCAATGTGGGCGAAGCTCGGAGCATCCTTGGACCAAGCAACTGCATTCTGCACCCCCGCCGTAGCTGTGAGAGTCAAAGCCGTGGCGCTAGTAATAGAAGCAATAGTGTAAGGAACCGCATTGATAGTGATGATTCCTGTGGGAGCCATTTGCAAGAATGAACACCCAGTGGTACCATTCCGAGTAACCGCCGTACCGTTAGTGTCACAAAGGCCAGAAACTCCAGCGTCTATAGTCAGGGTAGTCCCCGCTGCCGCACCATTCAACTGATAAGATTCGCAATCAGTATATGTCCTGGACGTTGAAGCCAGGGCTATCCTGTCGTTGTCCTTCCAGGCAGTAGACACATCCGTGGTCAGGGTCTTGGTGGTTCGCTCTAGGTTGTAACTAACTGAGGTCAAAGCTCCCGGATTACTCTTGAGAGTTATCTGACTGGTCGAGTCAACGCTAAGAATCTGGTGACGCAAACCATTGATGTAAACCCAGGCATCGGCAACATACTCCCCGGCAAACAGTTCTCCTTGTACTCTGGTAACCACGCTGTTGGCTACATTAGTCGTGTTACAATAACCACCATTGTCAGCCGCCAGAAAACACCTATCCGGGTTGGCGAGGGAAGTGCCCCAAGGGTTGACGGGTTGTGAGACAAAAGTGCCTCCATTGTTTACCTTGAGACCGTATTTCCCATCTGAAGGCGTGCCGGTTGAACAATCAATTTGTAGGGTGAATTTTCTGTCAATTGGTAATTTAACTGCGGTAGTACAGATACTAAAGGTGCCGGTGATAGACAAGTTCCCTTCCAGTCTGAGGACATGGTCAACCTGGGGAGCTAAGTCATTAGCTGGGTCCGCCTGGTACGTCCGCATCACCTTCAAATATTTGGTAGTATTAACAATTATAGCATCGCTGGCTACACCATTGCCCAACACGGTTGGTATAGTCACACCATCATCATAACAGACGTTTGTAGCTATTGTGACTGTGTATTGATTAGTTACATCATTAAGGGGAACTGCACCATATAACCAACGAGCAGCTTCACTCCAATTGCCATTAGTTTGAGAAGTTTCTGCTATAAGTGCCATGCTATGCCTCCCACCTGGGAGTCAGCCGTAATTTCAACTCAGCCGCTATATCCCGTAATGCTTGCAGTTTAGCAATATCTCTTCTCAGGTCTTTCTTCTGCGCCGTCCAGTTCAAAAGTAAATCTTCCAGTTCCGCCGGCATCTCCATTCCCTTGAACGTCCTGGCGATACCCCACTTCACTTGATCGTTGGTCAGGTCGTCAGGATTGGCGACTCCATAGGCCCGCAGAAAATCTTCCTTGGCCTGAATGACCACTTCTTTCTCCGCAATGACCTCAGCCTTCAACTGTCTGATTTCGTTCATCACAGTCTGACGCAAGGCCCACGCTTCAACATCGGCAAGAGAAAACCCTCCTTTTGCAGCAAACCCCTCCATCACTACCTTCTGATCGGCAATTACGGTTTGCAATTTAGCTACCGCCTCGGGCGGGGAGTCTGGGTCTGCAATGAAAGCCAAAGCAGTGGCATACTCCATCTCAGAAGCCCAAATCCCCCGTGCCATCCTGCGCTGTTTAACAGTTAAGGCCATTACTTAGTCACATCCTCTGCTATTCTACTACCCTGTCTTACCTGTAAGATTCTGGTAAGAGGAATCTCCAAAGAGACCTTTAAACTGGCTATTACTTCAGCCACTGCCCTTTGAATCTCAAAGCGAATCACTTCCTGCATATCCTTAGTTAAGTCCTTTATCTTAACTACAGGCTTCTCATACTCAACTTCCTTAATAACTGGCTTCTCGTAGAGTACCTCCTCATACTTAGGTACTTCTACTCTAACCTCCACAAAGGTAGGCACTTTGACTTCATAGGCTTTTTCAACAATCTTAAATTGAATTAGCTCGCCACCTACATTTGGAACTTTCTCGCTTGCCATAAATCCTCCTTATTCTTTACTCCCCTTAATATCAAAGGCAATAGCCAAGGCCTTCTTCCTAGCCTCTGCTTTAGAACTTGGTGTGCTCTTACCTATAGTTCCCTTTGCCTTATACGACCTAATTAACTCCGCCACATTACTCGCAAAGGCCTTCTTACCTGGAGTTTTATCAAGGGCCATCTTTAACTCCTCTTCAACCTAATTGGTGTTAAAAAGTTCTGTTCGTTATGATAGAGATAAATCCCATACCTATTTGCTATCCTCTGCCTATAACTAATATCTTTATAAGCAGCCATCTCCTGTGGGCAAGAGACTAACTTTAGGTCACTGAGGAGGAACTCCCCCCTCTCCACCTTCTTAGACCTCCCCTTAAGCCTCGCCAGGTTCTTAGGAGATATATCATCAATTCCCTCAGTACTCTTCCTCCGTAGAAATGGCAGAGCTGCCCCACACTTTGGGCACCACTCTTCCCTCTGCTCTTTAAAGTCCTTCGTCACTCTCATCCACCAACCAGGCTCTACCTTCCACCCTCTAGGCCCATCTAGAAGGTGACTAAGACTAGCTGCTATCTCACAAAAGAAGGCCCCCTTAGGGTTAATAGAAGCTGACCAGGCCTCCTGGACCCAACAGTGCTCCGTAGCGTAGAACATCTCCCTTGGATCTGAAAAGACTTCCTCCGAACCTATTAAGATCGGAGCATGGAAAATATCCTCCCTAGTGTGGTCATTTATAAAGATATGGCCGAACGTCTCACAGATTATGTCAGAGTAGTGTTGATACCCCTTAGGGAGGCAGGTCCAAAGGCCTAATTGCTCTTTAGGTATCTTAGCCTTGATATACCTACAGAACTCTGGAAACTTAGGATGGAGAAGAGGCTCGCCTCCCATAACCCCTGTCATCTTAGGATAACCCACCATGGAGTCCACAGCCTTCTTAAAAATCTCTATATCCATGAAGTAGGGAGGCTGATGGCCACAGAACCTAGTACAGTTAGAACAACTATTCACACAGGCATTAGTCACTTCTATCTGAATAGTATCCATGTCTATAAGAGGTCTCATTTTGCCCCCCACTGCTTCATAACCTTCTGAAGCTCCATCACCTTAGCCTCAGGTGGGATCAGATACTGGTGATGAAAGAAGGGCCCCCCTCCTTGATACCCATACTGCTCCATCAACTTCCTAATAGGGATAAACTTCAATCCATACTTAGCTATGTTCCTAGAGCAAGTATAGTCATCTATTAAGTGCTCCGGGTCTATAACCCCCGAGTTAAGCTCATTCAAAGTAGGCTGAATATTACTAACAGCCTCCTCCATAGTAAGGTCATCCAGAGGCTTCCAAAGCTCAATACACTGATCCGACCCGAGGGTGAACCAATTCCCCGAGCCTATGTGCCTTCCATCCCTCTGAAAGAACCTATCATATCGCCACCTAACTGGAGCAAAATCCATACCATGGTGGGACACAGTATCCTTAGGTAGGATCTCCGTGAAGTCAGGACAGTCCGGATGGATTAAAGCATCCGAGTCTATGTAGATATTCCAGTCAGCCTCGTGTAACTTAGCCAGCTCATAGATCTGGAATTTCTCATAGGTCACAGGCCATTCGGGGAACTTCCTCTCCGTTATAATACAGAACTCTGCACCTATCTTTTTAACATACTGGTGAATCAGAGGGTACGTAATCGCCGTAACCTCTGGAGCAAAGTTGTCAATGTTCAAGGTGTAAACCACCTTCTTAATCGCCTTCTGCCACATCTTATCTCCCTCCAGCCCCTCTAAGGGCATTCAAAAGTTGAAGTTCATACTCTCGCCACCTAGTAGGATGCGTAGACTCCTTTAACCAATTCCCCTTAGGAGTCATTGTAGGCCAATGCCCCTCTTGTAAAGCCTTAGGACTAACTCCAGTAGCATAAGCAAGAGTATAATTATAATTAGGGTCATTCGGATCATACTGCCACCCACTGGCATAATTAACCCTGTTTTGGACAAGGCTCTTTAACCAATCCCTAATAAAGTAATCAGCCTCACTAGACTCCCGGAAGTAGTCATTAGGCATTAATCTTTACCCAGGTGGTGTTAGCCACGGTACAGATATAAGCATTCGAGTTAGTGTAATCCCAGGCCAGGGCCCCTACCTTAGACATGGGAATTAGAGTAGAGTTAGCCACTCCATCACAGGTATGGATCCTAGGCTTACCCCCTCTTATTCTCTGGTTACCTACGAAGGCCTTCTCGATAATCTTGCCCCAAGCAGTTGCAGTCATTTCATCCTCCTAGGGAAGGCGCTGGGGGTAAGCTTACGGGCCTACCCCCAGGATTAGAACTACAGTTTTAGGTTAATCAGACTCCAGGCATCGTTAGCATTAACATTCATAACCTCCCCGACGATAGGAAGTTTAATCATGTCAATAGCGTTACCCGAGCTGGGCTGAACTGTTCCATCCTCTCCAGTAGAGGGGAAACAGGTTTGTCCTACAACCAAGGTACCGTCCGTGTCCACGGGAGACGGCCCTCTCTTCTGTGCCCAGAAGTAGTAGTTAGCCGTAACCGTAAACAACGGATTACCCACTAACCTAGTAGTAGGAGGTGACGGGTGGATAATTACCCCATCACACGGATTATAGACAAGAGAGGCCTTGCTATTAGCAGACGCCAGATTAGACAGAAGAGCATCATACAACTCTACGGCCAAAGTAGCGTTAGCATTAGCCGCCGGGTGGCTCTTAATCTTATACATAGACCCAGCACCAAGACCAGCATTAACGTGCAGAGTACCCTCGGCATACATATTAGCCGTAGCCAGAAGATTCCCTAGTGTTACGGTAACCGAAGTCTCTCCAAGGTTAGCATTGGCACAGGCCAAGTTACCATGATTCGCAACGTCCGTGACCTTTGCCTGGACCAAGCGGCCCGCAGCCAAGTTAGCCGCTCCACTCTTACAGTAAATAAACTCCCGCCCATCAGACAAAGTCCTCAGAGTCCCAAGTTTCTGCTTCTGGGTGGCCGACTCAGCAAATAGAGCCTGGAGATACAACTTCGGAGTCATATCCGTAAAGTGCCTTTCACTCATTCCCCTCTCCTTTTGGTTATCGGAGTTCTTCGAGCCTACTCAAAGACCCGAAGGTTAAGCAGCAATACCAGTCAATACAGAATTGGCAATAGGCCGCTGGTTAATCATATTCATAGTGCAGATGATCTGCGCCACCTTATCAAAGGGTTGGTCAGGAATCTGCTTCCAATCGGTCATCTCCATGAAGAAGCTCTCATCCGTGATAAGCTTCACATACTTCGGATTAATAAAGTACATATTCCCCGAAGGCGCCGAGGGACACCAAAGCATAGTCTTACCTTTAAAGACTATGGAGTCGAACCCAGCATCAGCCATCATGGTATTCTGGAGGATCTTCATCTCGAGGCAGACATCCTCATACAGCTCGAAGACCGTCTGAGTAGTCACCAGGACGATGTCCGCAAGCTCTGCCCGAGAGTACTTGATGATATTATTCAACACGGTCCGCATATCCGACACTAGATATACGGCCGCCGCACCAGTGGAGGTCTTCTGCTGATTCCTCCACCAGTCGTAAGTTACCCGACTCAACCCATGTAGAGTACCTAGGGTAGGAGTAGCAGAAATAATATTCTGCAGGCCATTAGGCTCATTCAACCCTGAGCCATCGGCAAACATAACTCTCTCCATCTCTTCCCAGAGAGTCCGCTCTGCAGCATTAACATTCCGCTCCACCATGTTAATCATCTGTGCCTTACCACGGTTCTTTTGCTCATCCTCAAACCACCGGACAATAGAAACCGCTACGTACTTCCAGTCCTCATAAGCCATGGTGATAAGCTCAGAGTCCTGAATAGGCACAGTCTGGCCCTTGGTAATCCAACGGACCGTTTCGTTGCTCCCATACTCCACAGGAACCTCAATCCGCTTATACCCAGAGATATTCTCAACATGCCCTTTCTGTCTCAGCCAGAAGATAAACGGTGTCTTCAGATAGGCCTGTTCAATTGCTTCTTTCTTACGATACTCCCAAGTACTTGTATAGAGAGTATCAATAGTCTGTGTCCAAGAGGGTGCAGCCATAACCCCTCCTCCTTAGATCTCTTTTTTATTCCCCACAGTATCTTCCCAGGCTCGCTCAGCAGCACTCTTCACAGTCTTAGGATTAGGTTCCTTGACTACAGAAGAGGGTGAGCCTGGTCTTTCGCCGAGCACTGGACGGGGTGGCAAAGCCCGTAAAGTACGGGCCTTATCTCCTTTAGGTTTGTTCTTACTTCCATGCTTCGCCAAATTATAGGCCTCCTTTAAGGACAGGTTAGGATTCTTGCTAGCGATCTGATAGATCTCATCCTTATAATCCATAAAGTCCGGCCTTTTCTTAACTTCGCCTGTTTTCTCATCCACTACCTCTACCTGACACTCAGGATCCTTCTCTATGGTATCAATCTCCCTCAGGACCCTAACTGTCTCAATCTTTGCGTCTAACTGCTGGAACATGGGTATTAGAGCCGCATCAGCCTGTTTAAAGATAAAGTCAACAAGCTGCTTATTACTCATGCTATCCAAGTCCTCCTCACTTACCTGCACTGGCTTAACCGGCGCAGGTCTTACATCTCTCGCCTCATCCACTAACTCATCAAGAGGAACTACCTTATTACTCTTCTGTTCTAGTTCCTCAATCCTGTCCAAGAGAGCAGCGTACTGCTCTGGCTCTAACTCTACCTTATCCGTAGATACGTCGTCTTGGACCTCGCCTGTCTCCACTACGGGTTCATCAGCCATCTTTCTCCTCCTTAGTAACTACTCTTTGTTTCGCCAGACTCTCGGCTACCTGCCGCCTCATAAGAACAGGGATTGAGTCAAGATGCTGCCTAAGCCAATGCCCACTCATCTTGATCTCATGGTCTCCATTCTCATAGAAGGAAATTGATACACTCCTTACTATCTTATTAGCCATCTTGCCTCTCCTTTAATTTACAGCACCACCTTTCATTATAAAAAAAGGGATCTTCTAAGAACTCCAACTCACACAGAGTAACAACTCTTTTTAGTAACTCTAGAATCCTCTTCGTAGGATCTCCAGGAGTTCTTATGAAGCACACCAACTGACCTGAAGGATCCTCCCCCACGGCCAAACCAGGACTTAAATACCTGGGATTAGTTAAAGGCACTTCTAAAGTAAGCATTTCAGTCAAAGTAAGCATCTCGCCATCAACCCCCTTTTCTCACACTCTTTCCTATAGTGCTCCTTACTCTCTACGTACACAGGAGTAATATCTAACTGTTCATTCCAATGTGGGCGAAACCAATCCCTCTTATTACAAGTAATCAAAAGCTTTGTGTTAAGGGAGCCACAGTCACACATAGCCTTCTCTCTATCCTCTACCTTCTGACTAGCTTCAAACTCCCTATTACACTCTAGGCAGATATAGTCATAAAGAGGCACTTTACTTACCTCCTTTTAATTGTGCCAAGTTAATAGGATTCCCTGGGGTCTTTCCCTGATTTGGCGATATCCGCCCTGCACCCCCACCTCCTCCCCCTGTAAGGAGCATAGGACTAGGCTGCCTCATCATACCTGCCTCCTGTGGCCCAGCAACCTCTGGCATAGCAAGCCTAGGATCTGCCAACAAGGTCTCAAACTGAGGATCCACCGTACCATAGAGGCCTAATAAGGTCTGTCTAAGCTTCATCTGGTCTATCATCGGATCTCCGTTGAACAGACCAAAGGCCTCCTTAGCCATCTGGTACTTCATAACTCTATTTACAGGAACTCCAGACTCTGGATCCACATTCAGAAGATACTCTCCCCTTAACTGCTCTCCAGTATACTCTACCCACCAAGGCTCTCCCGACGGGCTTACTATCTTTATAACCTTCTCCTTAGTCCAGAAACTAAAGATGTATTGATTCCACTTCCTAACTATATTAGTAAGAAGATCCCCGACTATATCCTTCCTTTCGTCAATCCTCTCTTCAAACCCCGACTCTACGATACCTGCCTCCCTAGCCGAAGTATTATGCCTCGGCGAGAACTGCCCTAACTGGTTAGGACTAAAGCCAAGACTCTCCTGCATACTCATCAAGATTTGAGCCTCCTCTCTGTAAAGCTCAGGGGGTATATGAGGCGTCATTTCCATAATACAATTCACTAAAGGATCGTCTCCCCTAATGCCAACGGCAGGACCCACCACCCCCGACAAGAACTTCTCCAGCTCAGCAGGCGCTATGGCATTCTCTTTATACAGGAACTTAATCAATGCTATCTTCCTATGCATAGCAGCCTGGGTCCTAGTCTCATTCAACTCTCCCTGCTGGGAGATTAAGTTAACCACATCCGGAATGGGCCAGAAATACTCCGGATCTTCATTAAAGATTAAAAACTCCCAAGGTAACGTACCGAAGGTCTGTAAAACATCATCCTCGATGAGTAGTAGTTGATCCTCACAGATAGTGAAGATCTTTCCAGTTTTAAAATCCCTAACCTCATAAAGCTCGCAGTAAGTTAACTCCTTATCAAAGGGAGAAGTACTCTTAGGAGTTCCCTTCTTCTGCATATCCTTATTAGGGATCTTAGTACCGTTAAGCTCCTTGGTATTCCTATACTTTTGATCTTGCTTTACATCATCTAAAGGTCTAGCAATATAGTGTGCTATCCATGGGAGGTCATCCGGGTCCTGCGACCCCCACGGCACGATAATATGCTCAGGCATTACCCGGGCCGCCCAAGGCATACCGGGACGGATATACTCTTTATACTCGACCCGATCCCCTTTCTTCCTCCCTATCTGGGTGGCCGTAGATCCATCATCCGCTACAGACTGCTGTGGCAGATAACCATACTCAGAATCATACCCCAACTTAATAGGGCCTATTCCACAAGTATAGGCATCTGTCACAGCCTTCTTCAAGGTCTTCTTTAACTTAAGCTCTCTAATAAGCGTGTTGTCCAAGGCTTCTACTATCCTGGCATGCCATATTAAGTCAGGCCTAGTTGCAGTCACACACACCTTGGGGTTCTGAAAGTAAACTTTAGGGACGAGCATCCGGCCGTAGGAGAAGATCTTATTCACCGGAAGGATACCCTCTTTATACTGCCCCCGGTACATCTTCCGCCAGGAGTCCCAGTTCTTACTAGTAGAATACTTCTTCCTGTACTCTAATCCAGACTTTATCAGGGCAGTCCAATCTCCTATAAAGTCACTATGAATATCTGAGGTCTTAGGCCTACCCATTATTTCTTTCCTTTAATCTTAATAGCTCCAGCATCCAGTAAAGTCTTCACATACTTAGAAGGGATATAACCCTCATACGGCGCATGTATATACGTCCACTTCTCAGGCTCTAATCCAGCTTCTTGCATCTTAGCATTATGAAGCCTAGCCCAGTCATCCTTCATAGCCTTTGTAGTAAACGGCTTCTGGTAGGACCTATGGTGCTCTAATGACTTCAAGGCCTGAGTTAACTGGGCCTCTCCCTCCTTAGCATCGAACATCTCCATATACTGCTTAGTTCCTGACTCCCTAGAAAGATGGTGAATAAAGTCCTTCTTGACGGCCTGCTCCGTCCCATCCTCGTAGACTAGATATCTCCAATCCCCCGGGCCTGACTTTACAGTCTTAATAGTCTTGCCAAAGGCCTCAGTCCCTGTTAGGGCCTTGGCAGCACTTGACACTTCCTGCTCTCCAGATCTCTTACTCGCCTTCTTCACAGCGCCTATACCCCTCTTTACTATATCCTGAAAGATGCCTGCTTCAGCCTGATCCGGCCCAGACAGTTGACTTCCAAGTCCTAAAGCAGTTCCTAATATCTTATACTTATCTCCTAGGCGGGCTAAGACATTACCCCTCTTTTGTTGAATAAGCTGGACTCCAGCATAACTACTAGCATCTAGAAAATCTGGGTTAGCAGGCTCTGTGTATGTAGGAAATTTAACTTCTGCCCCCGGCCTCATTATTCCCTCTATGGTCAACGGCTCCTTACCCTGCGAAGTATTATAATGGTATGCCGGTACGTAGCCAGGCCTTAGTGACTCTGGGCCTCCCTTCCCTGCTCCCCAATAAATACCTCCCGGGTCGTATAAGTGGTTTAACTCATACCCTAGCTCATCTTCTCTTGGGGGGAATAGCCTCTTAGATAGTAACTCTTTCTCCTCCTCTTTAGTCAAGCCCCTACGTATAGCATCTCTAGCCTCCTCAGATCCTCCCTTTATCTTTACTAAGTTAAACTCATCTATCTCAGAGGCTAGGGGCCTTGTCTTTGCTATTTCTTCAGAAAAGCCCCTCTTAAAGAGGTCCTCAGCAGCACTATCCTTTCTAAAGAGCCTTCTACTTCCTATCTTCTTAAGCTGAGTATCAGACAACTTACTAAGAGCCTCTAACTCCTGCTTAGAAGCAGACTCTACTCCCTCAGAGAAGATTCTCTTTAAGACCTTAGCTAATGCTGGCATTAAACCATCCCCACTCTGTCAAGAGCTTTACCTGTCTCTCAATATCTTCTCCTATGTCCCTCCGATATTGGATATCTCTATGTATAACTACATTATCCACCGTCCGGTAGACTCGCCTCTTTGCCTCCCTAAGGGATGCTCCGTAGGCCGTTGCACAACCTATTAGGCCACTTACTCCAGCCATCACTGGCACACCCTGGAGCATAACATCAGATAGCCAGATATGGTGCTGGGCCGACTCAGGTATATCTAGTACTTTAACTCCCCTTAGTGAATTAGCCTCTTCTGTATTCTTATAGGGCCAAGGGGGTAAAGAGAGCCTTACAGCAATAGCTACTTCCTGCATCCTCCAGTTAACAGGTATTTTTGAGGCAGACGCCACCCGGTACAGAAAGTCAAAAGTACTACCTTTGACTAGTTCTAGTAAGGCCTCTAAAGTGTTATAACTAAATCCAGCTATGAAGTTTAGAAAGTACGCCCCCTCAGAGCTTATTATACAGTTGGTGCTTATTGGGCCTATATAGTTAACTTTCCTAAGCAGGGGCTTTAATGGCTCTATGGCTACCTGTGTAAGCTTATCCATCTCAGTAAGAAAGACTACATTTCCCATACAGGTAGTTTTATACCCTTTATCTCCCTCCATGAAGCGTCTTTTCTTAAACGTATGGTTATACATGGATAGGAAGTCTTCCCCATTAAACCACCCCCCGGCCTCGACTTCTATACCATCAACAGGCCCATCTGGAATACTTAACCCTAGGAGGGACGAAGCCACTTTAATACTATACTCCTGGTCAAGTTCTAACTTATCGTTAAAACTACCCCCACCAAGAACATACTTTCCCTTATCTTTAAAGGTATCCAAGAGAGCTCCCAGGCCTGTTACATCTCCTAAGATGAGGTCATACTGTTCAAGCATTACCTTAGGATCCTTTATTGAACTAGGATTCTTATACCCTTGTAAAGGACCTCTGGATTCCTCTTCACTTATCCAGTACTTAACTATATGGCCCTCTTGGGCCAGCCTAAGAGCAAGAGAACACCCATCGCCTATTCTACTTACTAAGAGAATACTAGCCATATTCCACCCTGTTAATTAGGATAGCCCCTACCTGCCTGATCCCCAAAGAAATTTTTATACGCTCGAGATTTAATACTATCTAAAACAGATTCTAAAGTAAAGGTCATGTAATTAGGCCTCGACTTAACCTTAGCTACAGGAAGGTCAACCTCTTCCCGCCTTAGGTGCTGGAACTTCTTATACCCCAGGAGGGCAAGGCCTGTAGCAATAACTAGGTTATCAGACTGACCTTCTAACTTACCTGAAGGGGTCTCTTCAAAGGCAGTAAGCTCAGAGTAAGTATCTGATCCATAAATAGACAGTTGACCTAGCTCTTCTTGCATAACTCCCACTAGGGCATGCTTCGTGGTATTAGTATTCATCCATCCGTATTGGGGAGAAGTGGACTTAGTAGCTAACTTTCTTTTATAGATCTTCTCTCTTTGATACTTGAGCTTAAGGATCTCTACTACAGTAACCCCATGGTTATTAGCCTCCGGGATGATAAAAGCCTGGTTATAGTTATTAGCTAAAGATATTAAAAGATGGGTAAACTCATACGGAGGGATTAAGTTATTCGATAACTCTAGGACTTGCTCACCCGTCTGTACGCAGACACCTACTATGGCTGCATCATCATTACCCGTACCTCCGGATGGATCTGCACCGAGGACATAGTCCATACCCTGCTTAGGGTGGCCTTGGAGGGACTTAATAATATATCCACTATACTTAACTTCCTTCCACTTAGTACTCTCTAACTTCTCCAAGTTAGGGAATAAGGCTCCGCCAGAGGCCTGAAAGCACTCCTCTGGGGTCGAGGGGTATTCCTGCTGCATAATCTTAAGATTCTCTTCCTTGGACTTAAGCTTCCACTCATACCACTCCATTTTGGCATCAGAGAGGTTAAACTTATCTCGAAGCTCCAAAAGATGTCCGTTAAGTCCCGATAAGTCAGGTATCCATCTTCTATCCAGATGTATCTCATACTCATGGCCTGCGTACCAGGGGTAGAAGACCCTACGGTAATCACTTCTCTGCCATTTCTTATAGAAGTCATTGTTCCGCCCATTACCTGTACTCTCTATTACTATCCGACCTGACCTAGGCACGGCCTCGAATACACCCCCCTGATGGACATCCGTTGCTTCCCACCAAGCGTACTCTGAGAGATGGAGATCTGTGATAGTATCCCCCCGGCCAAAGGCCCGGGCCCCGGCGGTGCCGATGTAGAAAGTAGAGTCGGTCTTCTCAAAGGTCATCTCATTCCGAGAGTTCTTACCTAGGACTGGTTTAGGCCCATTCATATGCTTAAAGTAGTACTTAACTTTGTCGAGTAAGCGCTGCGTGGCGTCTGCCTCATGGCTCATTACTACAGCACGGGTCGCCTGCGCCGGGTCGAGGCACTTGACAGCCTTCTTGCCGAGTATGAAGGAGGAGAAGCCAAACTGCCTAGCTTTGGCTATTAAGATGGTGTTACTTTCTGCTTGGACTTTATCGAGGAAGAGTTGGGCGGGATTTAGGGCAAAGGGAACTTTCTGCCCCTCTTTATTAAGTATATAGAATAAGAGCTGTATGGCGTGGGCCTCAGGAGTCATTAATCTCTCATTCTGTGGTCTTACGGTTGTGAGTACTGGTTAAGGATCTGGACGACTACATCCTCAGCGGTGATATTAACCTGCGTCTTCTGATTGGGCTGGAACTTACCATGGGCCTTGAGCCACTTCTCACAAGCATCGAGCCTTATTCTAGGATCGGCGTCTTGCAGACAGTAGCGGATCTCCTCAACGACTCTAGAGTAGAGAGCTTCGAACTCTTTATCTATGTCATGGAGCATATTCTGGCGTAGGCGGACCACTCTCTCATCATTTAAGATAGCAGAGATAGTAGGCTTTGCATAGCCAGTAAGGTCGGATATTTCTTCTTGAGTCCGCCCTGCTAGGTGGAGGGAAAGGACGAAGTGCCAACGGTTAGAGATGTTCTCTAAGCGTCGGCCAGCGGTGCGGGTCATGGCCCCGGGTGAGCAGAGCTTAGGGTCCGTTGGAGTGAAGAGTGGCTCAAGTGCGTTCATATCTTTATGGTATCATGGCTTGATGGCCTTGTCAAGATTTATTTGATGTTTTTCGTAAAATAAAGCCGGTAGGTCAGCTGTAGAGCTACGAGCTGTGGTTTTTTTAAACCGGTGGTCGCAAGACCACCTTTTGGTTTTAGAGCGCAGATTTCAAAGAACCTCATCCAGCATTCTGAGGAACTCCTTTTTGGAAACGGATGTCACATAACCGGTTGATTTCATGGCATAAATCGAATTCCGTAATGATACCACATACCTACGCCCCGGTTGATCAACCACCATGTTTATGTTATATTATAATCATGAAAGGCGGACATCGTCCGTCCAAATTAAATCATACCTTGGAGGTATACAACATGGCATTCGTAACCGGCATGACTGATGAGCAGGTCCGTGAACTCGTCCGCAAGGACGCCGAGCGCAAAGCGAAAGAGAAGAGGTATTGGGTCCGTCAAAGCCTAATCCTCAAAAAGGCTGCCGCCGCTGGCATCAAGGTGACCGAGGCGGAGATTGACGCTGAGATCGCCAGGAAGAAGTAACCTTCACAGGTGGGACGTATTATACGTCCCACCTTTTTATGGCATAAATCACTCCCCAACGCCTTGGCAAGCTGTGGATCTTTGATCCACGAGGATTACTCCTTGATTAACTCCCCTTTCTTACAATTTTGTGTGAATAAATCTTCTAGTACCATAACAAAATTGTTAAATGATTGAAATCATTACATAAATTACATTTAGTACTTATAGTACTATATACCTTGTTTGTTTTTTTATTACTTACTTCCCTTGGTTAGTCTAGTTCCTTTAAAGAGTAGTTTGTTTTATATATATATACTTATATATTTTTTAATAAAATACAACTAAAAAACCAAACGACACCCCCATCTAGTACCTCTAGTACCACATCAAAAAAACACAATAAAATCAATCACATAGCAAATCCATCTAGTACCAGCAGGTCTTCGACCTGCGAATCACATAACACATTGAAATCACGTCATAAATCGAATTCATCAATAAAATCAACACGTTACGGGGGCATTGATTTATTCCCTCAAAAATGATATAATTAAACCATGTATTAAATTCCCCACAAAGGAGCCGACAATGCCCGACCCGACCCGCCCCACCAGGAGAAGTTCCTTGTCCAATCCGCCCGACCCGAATACGGCGGGACTGTCTACACCCTCAACTTCCACTCACCCCGACGCCCCACGCCCCACGACATCTGCCTAGCGCTCCGCACCATCCGGGACACGCCCCTAGGCTTCCGCATCCTCAGTATCAACCAAAGCACCGCTTTAGTAAAGGTCCACACCTCATAGCCATGCGGAAAAGAGAAATAATAAAAGAATTAAGAAAGCACCTTGAATCTATGCCTAGAGAAATTCTCCAAAACCTCCTTGACACATGGGATGGTAAAACCCCAAAGTTATGGCAGCCAGACCCACAGGACCCACCTACTAAACAAAGAGGAGAAGCCCTATGATTACTACCCGCTACGTCCAACTTAAAGAGAGGCTCTATACCCCTCCAGAAATCCTTAAACAGGCCATAGCCCTCTATCACGCCATCCTTGAGGAGCAGCGCATCCAGCACAACCTCTACCATAGATTGCCCACCTGTCAAAAGGAGACAGAGCATGCCAAAACTTGAGAAACTTGAGAACCTTGCCGAAATTGCTGAATCTATTCAGAGGGATCAGCTCACTATCCAAGAACTCCAATACGGAATCCATACTAGAAAAGAGGCCCTACTCGAAAACATACTTGACGCACTTGGTACTGGTCAGGCTATACACTCGGGCCTAATCACAGTAAACCTCCGAAAAGTAAGCACCGTAGTAGAAAGACTAATCAGTAAGATACCACATCTTCGACAAAGGATAGAGCGGGAAGTATGAAATCACTATGCTACCTAATCCTAATAATAATATCCCTTCACATCTCCCGAGTCCTTGCCCGTTGGATCCGAGAGACCTACTTTAAATAACCCTTTGTCATTCAAGGATCTTGTTGTAACTGACCGGAACAACTGAAATCAGCCTGGGGCGGCCCGGCGGGAACCGGGAACTGTGGGAAAGCGATAAGGCCTACGTGGAACCGAGTCAGATAAGTCGAGTGGCTGAGGTGCTCTCAGGTAGACGAACTCTGGCCCCCAGGATTACAATTTTGCGCTGCGAACTCGCCGTGGAAGGACACGGGACTAACAAGACCCATCCCCGAGACAGACGGACATACACCGATAGAGGGAAGCCGTTAAGGGCGTGAGGTGGGAGCCGGTATCGAGTCCGGCAGTTCAAGGCGCATACGATTTGACTGCGGCGGCGTTCAAGAGGACTTGCTTACATAGGAGGCAAAGCCGGTGATGAACTTAATCGGGGAGAGGCCAACCCGCAGTCAACCCTGGCCCCTTGGGTTAAAGGGGCGTTTGCTAAAGGGAGGGCGTGATGGAATATTGCAGAATCCATAAAGACTTATCAGATGAACCAGGAAATGCCTGTCCACTCTGCGAGTGTATGATGGACAAAGATATATCCTTGAGTAGGTGGGCAATAAAACACAAAGAAATGCAAACCCAGCTCACCGCCCAATCCGCCCTGCTTGCGGAGTGTCGGGAGGTGGTGCAAAGGCTTTACAAGGCAGCAGTAGAGTACAAAGAAGAAATAACCGATGAAGACATTAGGGATTTCAACAATTTAAAATCGGAAACCGCTGCCCTGCTCCCCAAACTGGAAGAGGCGTTAAAGGGGAAGAATAATGGATAAACTTGCTGTTTACGGACAATGCCCCACGTGTGGGGGCAGTTTGATAGTAGGACATAGATGTCCTATTAAGACTGTAAATAATGACCGGATTACGGGAGAGAAAAAGGGGAAGGGAGATGTTTACGAAGAAGAAGCCATGAACCCAAAGGAGAAACCATGAGAGCAACAGTTGAATTTATCCCCAAGTGTGACTGCCCAAAAGGGGATGATATGTACACAGTCAATGATAGTGGCAATCCTGCATTGTGGTGTCCGTTATGTCATAAGTATTGGGAAACCAGGATAGTTTATCATGAAGTCAACGTGGGTAAAGCGGTATTAGGGGGGAAGCCATGACCCCAGAAGAATACCTGGACCGTCCATACCATTTCATCTTAGTCTATGACTCAGAAAGCGAGACCTGGACCGGGACCGTCAAAGAGTTTCCGGGATGCATCGCTCAGGATAATGCGATTATGATTCTCGAATCCTTGTGGTGGGCAGCAAGAGACTGGATCGCCGCCGCCCTTGACCTGGGGCAGGAGATACCGGAACCGGAGATGACAGCGTCCCCGATGGGGGGG